CTTAGTCGCATTACGCTTCACATATTCCGTCATCGAACCTTTAGGGTCTATGTGATGTTCAATCGTCGCCTTAAGACGATTCGTAATGCGCGTATTTACCTCAGATTTGTTGTTGTCAAGCTGTCTCTGGAGGAACATTTCCTCGCGTTTGGTAAACTTATCTTCTGGTTCGTCCTCTTCTTCTTTACCAAGTTTACCAGACAACCTAACTGGCGTTGCGTCGATTTCTTTTTCACCAAACATGAACTCGTGCATGATTTCAGCAGCAGCTTGCATATCTCCGTCGTTCTTTTTCTTGCCTGCTTCCATCAATTTGCCGATTCCTTGCTTGACGACATTCGAAATTACCGTGTAGTATGCTTGAGGGTCAACTGTGTAGAGAGTATTGACATACTCATCTACCATTTTAGCGAACGCACGGGGATTCTCAGACTTCACTGTCTGTAGAACTCTCGTAGTGTTGCCCTTCATCAAGTCAGCTTCAAACTTATCTAAAGTCCCAGCTTTCTCGACGATAGCCTCAGCATCATCTACTGTGCCGAACATCTCTGTGAACTTCTGTTCACGATAATACATCTTCTCAAGGTAAGGAAATTCCTTGAAGAGAGTAGGAAATTTCTTCAGAATCTCACTACGCCTTACAGGAGTAGTAAGTTCCAATTCATCATCAGTAACATCAGCTAGTTCTTTTTCTATTTCATCTAATTCGTCTACTTCTTCGTCTTCGTCTCCTTTATCCTTATCTTCATCTGCATCCTTATCGTCCTTCTTTTCATCCGGCTTATCCGCCTTCGACTTTTTTTCGACTTTATCTGTTTTATCGGGCTTTTCAGATTTATCATCTTTTTCGCCCTTTAGGTCTATGACTTCATCTTCTTTATCTTCACCTAGAAGGTCATAGATATCATCTTTATTGACATCTTTAGCATCGATAGATTTATCAGGTCCAAGGTCAGTTGGCGACATTGACATCAGCTTCTCCGGTCTTTGGGGTCTTAGTATCTTCTTTAGGCTTTTTACCTGGTGCTCCTTGACCCTGTAGAGCAGCTTCAGCCATCTGTTGTTCCATCATTTCCTGTTGCAAAATCATTTGATGTTGCTTCATATGCAGCAGGACATTTTTATAACCTAGAGGATTCTCTGTCTTAGCTAATCTGCCAGCCTCTGAAATTAACCAACCTCGGCAAATTTCAGCTTCTACTGCATGATTATCTACGTCAGGGTCTATTTCAACAGAAGGAACTTCCATTGGAGAACCAGTAGCAGGGTCCATCATAGGAGCCCCAGTAATAGGGTCCATATCCATTGGAAGGGGAGTAGTAACGATTAGAATACGAATCTCATCAAGCTGCTTTTGTCTATCAGCTTCTCCAGGCATCTTGAATTGAACTAGCCCAACAGCTTGTGCAATCCATTCGATGTTTTCTGGTGATGAAAGAGCCTGCAAGATTTCTGGATTATTGATTTGCATCAATTCCATAATCAAGTCCTTCTGCTGGCTCCATGTCATCGGAAGATTTTCGTTTGCTTCTAGTTCTATCCTACCAAGCTTCCCTTCTGTTTCAGCTTTGCGTATGACTACATTGACGAAGTTACCGTTAGTGTCGATTTCAACATCACGTTCATCTTCTACAATATTCTTAATGTAGATAGGAATTGCTTTAGCGAATATTTCTTTCCAAAAGAGAGTAAGCAATTTCCATGATGTTTGCAAACGTTGCAGTGCTTGGGCTCTGGACATACTATATCCAGATGCAGTTTTATTATCTTCTAGTGCTCCTCCAAATAGAGACGGCAAAGCTCCTGATGACAATTGCCCCAATTGCTGAATTTTATCAGCGAAAGGCATTACTTCTGGAGATAATGTTGCAGTCTTTACTTCATGGAAGCCTCTTGCGATATCCTTACCTGCTCCTGGTTTAGTAGGAACGATTGAACCCGGCACTGCTCTAAGCTGTTTGTATTGCTGAAAATTCAGAATGTCTGGTGTTGCGAATGTCTGGGGAATACCATGCTCCATCGTCTGAAGAACGAGAGAGATGATGTCATTTGTAATATCCTGAATAGCAACAAGAGCCATACCAAGAGGCTCGTGATGCAAGTAATCAGAAAGAGGCTGCTTGCTGAGTGTCCAGCAAGAGTCCATATCCTCATTACATGCTTCACAAACATCGTCATTGACTATGACTACTTTGGCACCGTCCGGATACTTCTTTTTAATCTTTTTAAGTTCTTCATCCGTCAGAACGTTGTATGATGACGGGCGCAGCCATGCGTTGCGAACGGTGACGTTATCTTTAGGATATTCACCTTTATACTGATTAGACAGTCTACCTAATGCTGCATACTCATCTCTAGGAGCAGTTCCTCCTTTGAGCTTGTCACGCAACCAGGGATACTGATGTAATACATTAGTGTAGTGAGTTTCATAGTCAAAGAATAGATAAGGACAATCTTCTTGCTTCATTGCATAGTTAGGAATCTTAACGAATAGTCCTCCGTATATTTCAACACAAACACGAGTTTTAGGCTTGATAGTAGACCCAACTGACCTTGTAGTTGTAAATGGAGTCTTCTCCATCATTGGGTCAATAGGTGCTCCACACTCAGGACACTGAATTTCATTATCAGTGTATTCTATTTCATTTTCCATTCCCTGCATACCTTCCATACCTGGTTCAGGTATAGGAGGAGCAGTTATTATTTCTTCATCAATAGGCGTATTACATTCAGGGCAGACATACTGCATTTCCTCTATTTCTTCGTTTTCCTTATCCTCATAGGTGCCATACTTCTTATCAGCTTTCGGATAAGTGTAAGCAGCCATCATTCCTTCAGTTCCATACACAAATAGTGCATGTAACCAAACTAATGGTGCATCGATGTTACGATAGATAAGCTCACAGATTTTGTCTGAAGCCTTAGCTGTAGACATATCCAATGAGTTATCTGCATCTTCCGGGAAACACTTGAGAGGAGGGACAGTTACAGATAGGGCAGCAATGATTGATTCTAGGTATGCCTTGAATACGTTAATAGGTCTGTCATAGTAATCATCATCGTTCTCAGCTTGTTCAGAATCCCAAATACGCCAGTCATGTGCGACCGAATCGAACCAGATTTGAGAGAAATTATCCCAGAGTAATTTAAGCTGACGCCATTTGCGAATTTGAGCTTCGCGTGAGGCATCATCTTCCCTATCAAAAGAATCAACTACCTTCTTTAATAGGATTGCAATATCTTCTGGAACTCTTTTGCTCATCTCTAGTTCGATTCTGCGTGACTAGGAACTAAGGAGTGAACTTGCTGGCTTCACCAGTAAGCTTGGCTCTCAATGCAGCAAGCTGAACTCGAACTTCCTCAGCTTCAGCAGCAGTAAGCCCGTTTGGATTGCTGACCATAGCGATGAGCGCGTCGAGGTCACTTCCGATTTCTGTTGCAGCAGCATCTGCCCCAGAGACTTCGTCAGTAAGACCCTTCTTGACTTCCTCAGACATTGGCGACTCCTGTATTTTCTTCTTCAGACGTTTGAGTGAACGAGAGATAGTCAAAGCATGCTTGTGCAGCTTGATTAGTTGTTTGATATTTAGTTTAATTATTACTTTGGGCACGTTACTTCTTTCCGAGTAACTCGTCTCGCATTTTTCTTCGTTGCATGAGAGCTTCGGAGCCTGCTGCAAAGTCCCCCTTTTTCTTCTGGACAGCAGCAGTGACCGCAGGGTCAATCTTAGCTGGAGACCCGTTTGACTTCTCATTCTTCTTTTTCTTCACGTATTGATTATACATACGTGTAAAGAATCCTTCAGACGGCCCTGCATCCGGCATAATGAACTCCTACTCAGTTGAATTGACTACGCCAAGTTCTTGTTCTAACTTCTCAATTTCAGCAGACTGTTTAGGGTCAATCTTGGCGCGCTCGTTGTCTTCCTGAAACTTCCTAGTAAGTTTAGCACGTTCTCTAGCTTCTTGTTCTAGATGACGCTGCTTAATCTTCCAGGGCCTTCTGAAATTGGTTACAGCTTCTGGCAATTTTGCATCAAAAGAATCTTCTTCTTTAGGCGCAGCCCAATCAGTAACAGGACTTTGAATACGTGATTCAATCAACGCATTTACTAAATCCCGTGTCATTCGATTATTTAATTCAAGTTGATATTTATAATTCTGACATGATTTACATTCAGTCTCTTTCTCAAGACGCTCATCATAGAGTTCTTGACACTCCTGACAATGAGGATTCAGTAGATGATGTAGCCATTGTTTGAATTTTAATAACATAGTAATTACCTGTGTAACCTGCGCCTGAATCTAGAAACTGGTTGAATCCCTGCTCCTTCAGATTCAGCTTTCAGTGAATTACGATAGAACGCTGTCCAATCTTGTGTATTTGCGAGTGCGTTCGTAATCTCGGCTCGCTTCTGAAGTAATGCCCATTCTTCTTTAGCTTCCTCAAAGTAACTCTCAACTGAATCCAGCATATAGCGAGCATTGTCGTAGGGATCATCCCCTTCAAACTCAGCTACATCTTCAGCTTTTTTATTGTCCTTCGGCTTATCGTATGAACAAGCCTGAATGGAACCTATTAGTAACGGGCAGCAGTTCGGGTGCCCAATGTGATTGTTACGGCTATCATCACAAAGAAAGATTTGCCATTTCGGGATATTAACTTCCGGTTCCGGTTCATTAAAGGAAGCAAGATAACTCTGATACTCTTTTTCGCCCCTATTCCTGTAGAGCCAGAGTGCGTATGCTTCATCATAAACCAGTTTCTCTCTTGGTATTACTGGCTTAATCTTCCAGCGAAGGTATTCGTGAATAAGCAGCTTGCCAGCCACGCGCATGCCAGGACTATTATTGCTGAGAACAACGCCTCGTCCCAACGCTGTTTCGATTTGTTGTTGTATAGTATGTTCCTGACCCCTATCCTGACCTGCTGACTTACATAGGTTAATGACACGGGGATTTTCTTTCTCTATTAGATATTTAACGAACGGCGCCCATTCTTCAATCTTTGTTTTAACCCAACTCTGTTCTCTGTATGTATAAACTCGCTTAGCTGGGCTAATCGCTGAATAGCTTACATAATTCATTGCCCTGTAACCCCAGTCGATTGTGACAATACGAGGCCACCAATCAGGGATTTCAAAGGGCTGAACTACGTGTAATGCGTTCGAAGGTTCATCTGGATACGGCTTCGTTCTAAATTCTTCAAATACAGTTCCCAGGAATGCATCCCAGTCACCGTATAGCTTTGCTTTTTTCTCTGCTTCCGGTAGCCCTTCAAGTGACTGAGCATAACCGGGGTCAATGTGTTTCTTATTATCAGCAACGGTTGAATGAATGTAAATGCGCTTGTTTCCACCCTTACCGATTATTACTTTAGAACCCGGCTTGTAGGGGTCAACGAAACGTTTCTTTACAAAGTTATGTCCAATTCCTCCTGGCATTCCGGCCGCACGAACGATAGCCGGTAATGTAGGGTCACTAGTTCTGACGCGCGTAAGAGCTAGATACGAGTAAATATAGAAAGTATATGAAGTTAATTCATCAGGAGTATATAGATTAATTTCCATCGAGTCATATTTGTGAACATCATTCTCATCTTCACAATGACCTAGGAATATTAGAGCACCAGCAGGAGGCATCCCGCTTCCAAACTGGTCTTCTCTTGGAAAAGTCCAGCACATCTCTGTGCGATTGAACTTAGCTCCAAACTTACTATATATTTCTCGACTTCTAGGAACTATTTCATTACGCAGTTCAGGGAATGTCCTGCGCATGAAAACTTGCTTAAATCGAGGATTCTTATACCAACCCCTTACTAGAGGATATAGTAGAAGAACATCTGATTTACCCGACCCGGCTCCCCCTCCGTAGAGTGCTTCCTTAATCGTATCAGGTAAACTAAGAAAGAGTTCCTGTTTAGGATTCGGTCGCCATTCAGTTATGAATGCCATAGTTCAATTCGTGTTCCTACAGGAAACACAATATGACTATTTAGATTTACTAGAACACTCACTTCGAATATAATTATTCTAGGTCCAGATTGATTCATCGCCCAATGGAATGAACCTGGACCCGAGTCATTTGTATTAGTAATATATATTACTCTCATATCCATTCTCTGACAGAGGAGTCAGCGATAGTGTAAAGGGTCTGGAACCGGCGCAGTAACTACATGAACTGGCCTATCAGCCAATTTGCGTAGAAAGATGTTAGCAATTGCAAGAGCAGCAGCGACCGTACCATTGTCAACAGGCAACTGAGTTCCAGTGTATTCGACCGCACCCATGCCTACTGCCGAAACGAGATTGACCCAGAACGTCTTAGAACTGAATATTGATTTACTCTTCATTTTGTTTTTCTTCTTCTTCTTGTTTTGTTAGTAGCCGGAAAGCAGCTTCTCTGTCAGATAATATAGCATTTAATTCAATTATTCTATTTTTTGTTGATTCAAGTGTTTCAAGTTCCTCAGGCGTATCAACAATTTTTAGTTTACGATTTAATACCTGAACTCTTTTCAAAGCTACTAAGGTTGATTGAACTTGATCACGCTCACTAGTCCTAGCTGCTGTCATGTCTGAATTAACTAGGATGTGTATTTGCTTACCCTGCTTATCAATCACCTTCAAGTGCTTGCGAATGCGCTCGTCGGCTGATTTAGCTAAAGCAGCTATTTCATCAGATTTCTTAATATTTTCTTGATGAAGATGGGCAACTCTAGCAGCTACTTCATCTTGACGTGCATAATCCCTTTTCTCTTTACGCGCAGATATCCAGGATTGAACTAGTGTTTGAGCAATCAATAGTAACCCAGCGATTATAGTAAGAAGAGTAGGAGTTATTTCGGTCATCTTTTCTAAATCAGACTAGGTTTTCTTGAGAAGCACAGTAATATTACCTGAAGTACACTTAATGTATCCTCCAGTAACTTGATACGCCCCCTCTACTAGAGTGACTGGCGTCGTAGCAGCCATACTAAGTGTATTCGACTGAAGCAGGGTAGGTGCGCCCGTCACATAGAGATTGCACTTGATTGCAGGTAGTCCATAGACTACGTTCTGCGTCATGTCTTGGGGCAATCCAATCATCAATGCAGGAACTACTGTTGACATCTTTACTCCTACCTAGATTCGATTTGATTAGAATTGAATGATTCTTGAATTACTACGACTGCATCTCTCAAAGTAATTTGCATTGAAGGGGGTGAAGTTAGTCCATTATACATACTATAGACTGTAAGATTAACTACTCCTCCCGGCAACTTCAACCGAATTTGTTCAAATGGTGCAGTGCAATTGAATCCTAAAGGATTCCCCTTATCAACACAAGTAACCTCGGTTAGTTGCGCTGTGACTGTAGATGTGAGAACTAAATTGACTGGATAAGGAATTGAACTAACTGGAGTAGTTGAGCCTATTAGATTCCAAGTCTGATTAGACCAGGACCAGTAATTATTATCTCCTCCTAGAACATAGATAGTATCAGTAGATACATCACATCTATACTCTGGACTAGTAGATAGACCGAATCCCCCACCTACATGAATTCCATTACGTAAAGTTTCAGCATTGATTCCTGTAGTCCATTCTTGCGCGCATTCCTTACTAGTGTCCATTGCAATTAGAGGGGATAGTGTGTAGAAATATGAATATTGATTTGGTAATGCAGGCATACCAGTTGCCTTATCAATTACCATAGGTTCAATAGATTGTTCCCAAGCTAGAGTCTTAGGAGAAGGATATAGTATGTAGGAGATACCCCCTATTAATGCAAGAATAGCTGCTGCTGCCGCACTTACGTTTGTGACAGTAGGCTTAATAGGTAGTCTACTTTTAGTTTCTTCAGGTAATTCAGGTGACATTATTCTCTTTCAGTGCGAAGCACGGCCCGGCTCCCAATCTCGGCCCTTCTTTAGTCAGAATTATTCCTGATAATCAGTGATTTCCAAAGGCTGACCGAAGTAATTTTCCTGAACTATTGAAGGTGCATAGATTACTACTTGAGGAATCTTGACACCATCATTCGCAACTGATTCTGGAGATGGTTCAAGCGCACGAATGACACCAGCCATATCACGGGCTACACCGGATATGTCTTTGACTTTCGCGTGCTCTAGTTTTTCGGATGTGATAGCTTCAAGGGCTAGATTAAGCTTGCCCCGTGCTTTTCGAGAAATGCGC